GGCCCCGCCGGGGGGGGGGGGGGGCGGGGGGGGCGGGGGGGGGCGCCCCCCCCGGGGGGGGGCCGGGGGGGGGGCCGCGCCCCCCCCCCCCCCGGCCGGCTGGCGGGCTTCGGCGCCGCGATCACGTCTTCGGCTTGGGCCTCGCCATTCTTGTCACGCCAAAGCCGCACCGGTTGGGCGCCGATCTTGACGATGATCTCGCCTTCCTGCGGCACCAGCAACTTGAAGGCGGCAATCACCTCATCGCGCGCAGCGAGGTCCACGCTCATATTGCCGACGGCACGAAACAGCGGCGTTTCGGTCGCCATGCCGAGCGCATGCGGATACATGTCGAGCTGCGCTTGCGCCTCTTCGAGGTCGGCCGGCTTCGCCGCCCGGCGCTTGAGCACGTCGCGCACGCGGGCCGGCGTGAAGCCTTCGGCCTTCAGCTCGGCGAAGATCAACTTTTCGTCCTCGGAGAGCTGCTTCTTCTGCTCGCGCACCCGTTCGATGCGTTCGACAAAATCTTGCAGCTTTCGCCCGGAAATGGTGTTGCGTCCGATCGCGGTCGCCTCGCGCTTGCTCATCATGAATCCCCTGCGTTGATGCGGTACGTTCCGGCCCTGCCGCTCGCCGGGCGGCGCAGCATGCGCACGAGCCCGACGCCGATCAGCTCGGCCAGGCATTCGGTGGCGATGCCCTGGCCGATCCCGGCGGGGCGGCAGAAATCGCGGGCGGCCGCCGTAATCTCGCCGTCCGCTCCGGCCTCCGCGGCCATGGCCTGCCACAGCCGCGCCGCCTGCTCGCTCACGTCGTGGCGCCGCGCGAAGCGCCGCGGGCAAAAGTGGCCATCCTCGGGGCCGTCGAGGATGGTCTCGAAATGCCGCTGCACGAAGCTGGTGGGCGAAAGCCCGGCCTTTGCCGCGGCCTCGGCGATGCGCCGGTTGGTCTCACGGTCGCAGCGCACGGAAAAGCGGTAGCAGCGCTCGCCGAATTCGGAGACAGCCGTCGCGTCCATCACGAGGCCCTCCGTGCGGCGGCGCGCTTCGTCGAGCCTTGCTTCGCAACCGTCTTCCAGGCGGCGAGGATCCGTTCCACCCGCGCCTCGGGCACGCCTGTGGCTCTGGCGATGGCGGCGGTGTTGCTCTGCCCGGCGCAGGCGAAGACCAGCCGGACCTGCTCGTCCAGGTCGGCATCGCTCACCGGGTCGTCGCGCTCCTGGCCAATGCGGGCGGCGTAGCCCGCATCGAAGAACATCGTGGTGAGGCCGGTCGCCGACAGGCCGAGTTCCCTGGCGCGGCGGCAAACGTTCTCGTGCACCTTGAGCGAGACGACGATGCCGAACTGCCGGGATTCGCGCGGATGAAACTTCATGGCGTGTCGCCTCCTCGCGCCACGCCGCGATGAAACGTGCAATAGGAGCCGAGCGACATGCCCGGCAGCCATTCGGCCGGTGCGATTTCGACAGCGCAGAAGCGCATGTCCGCGCCATCGCCGCGCAGCGGGAACCGGCACTGGTGGCTGGCAAGGTCGGCGAGCCGCAGGCCGCGCGAATGGCACGCCGGCGCCTGTCGGCTGCAGGCGTCGAAGTGGCTATCGGGGTCGAAGGCGGCGCGCGTAGGCATCAGTTCACCACCTTCAGCCCGCCCCGCCCGGCTTCCGCCTCTGCGAGCAGGTCGTCGATCTGCGCCCGGATGCGCTCGGCCCGGCGCGAAAGCTCGCGCAACTGGATGGCCTCGTTTGGCGTGACGACGCCGTCGGCCTTGGCGCGGATGGTCTCGGCCATCATCTTGCCGGTGATCTCGACCAGCTCGGCATTGAGAGCCGACAGGCACGAGATGTTGGAGCGGCCGGATTCGCCGAAGTCCCGGCCCAGGAATTCGTTCATCACGTCGGTCACCGGCGACCGGCCGCAATCGCCCTCCATGGTCATGACCAGCGGCACAGGCATGGTGTCGCGGTCGACGCCGCCATACCAGCGGCCCACCTGGCTGCGGCTGATCGAGAGCTTGTCGACCACACGCTTGCAGCCGCCATATTCGTCGATCAGGTCGCGCTGGGCGGCATAGAGCCGAAGCAGCCAGCGGTCGGTGAATTCGATCATGGTGCGCTCCTCGAATGCGCAAAAAGATTTCCCGCGCCGGGAAATCCCGGCGTCGTTTCCCGTGGCGGGAAAAGCCCTGTCGGTTCAGATTGCAGGCGTCAGATCGCCATCAGGGTCCGCTTGTCGATGTCCTCATTTTCCGCATCTCCTCAGCGCTTCGGCGCCTCCCGGTCGCAGCCGGGCGTATCGCCATTGTTCAGCGCTACCTGGACAATCGGCAGAGATTCGAGCCTCTGCTCATCGAACCAGTGGGATTCCGGCAGCGAGCCGTCGTCTTTGGCCTTGGGAACGAGCAACGCTTGGGCGCAGCCGCTGATGTATTCCGCGCGGCCGGTGACGACGCCGGTGAAGCCCGTGATCGTGTCCCGCATGGTCGTTCCGAGAACCGTCTTCATATCAGCGCTCCTTTCTGAATCGCTTGGCTGCGCTGCGGGCAAAGTCCGGCAGATCGGTCAGATCGACGATCTCGCCTGCGTCGCGCATGATCAATGGGTGGATGCCGATCGCCTCGCCGGCGGCGACGATCAACTCGGCAAGGATATCCTGCGGCGGCCTGCCCTCTTGGGCGGCGATCAGCGACAGGATGAAGGCCGCGGCGTCGGAAAGCTGGACGCCATCCTCGCGCAAACGACCGGAACAGGTGACGGCGCGTTCCGATTTGGCGCAACTTCCGGGGTTGGCGCCCCGCCCCGCCGCCAGAACATCGGAACTTGGTATGCTCGGATGGCCGTCTGCACCCGCCAGGCTAGCGGGGCTGTCTGTGATGGTTGCAGAGACCGGAGTCGAACCGGTGACCTCGCGGTTATGAGCCGCGCGCGCTTCCACGGCTGCGCTACTCTGCGTCAGAATTCGTGGCCGTCTCTCCGAGCTGTCACGCCTGATAGGAGGTGGCGTTCCCCCTGCACGGTCCGCCCCGTGCGGCCTACTCGCCTCTCCCGCCATCGTGGCGCCTTCCGCGGCGCTGGTCCGACCGTTGTCCTCGGAGGCTTTCGCTCGGGATTGGAAAACATCGGCCGCGCCGGATGCGGGAGGAGGAGCATCCGGCGCGGCGCGCACCTGCCCGCCGGGGGACAAGAGCGGGCAGGATTCGGTGAAATGCAGGAATGCCGCCGGGGCCGCCTCGGCCTCGGCGGCTGCGCGGTCCGGCTCTTGGGAAGCCTGCGCGGAAGGAAGGCCCCAGGCATGGGCTATGCGGGAGGCGCGGTTCATATTGCACCCGCCAGGAAAGAGAGCGCAAAGCCGGCATTGACGATGGCGAGTGCGAGATTGGTCACGAAAAGGACTGGACGCTGGGTGTGGTATGCCGCCGTCACGAGGGAGATGCCCGTGGAGCGAGACGACAGCGCAAGGAGGCTGGCGGTTCCGGTGCTCATCCCTGCGCCTCCCCACATTCGCAACGGAAAGGAAGACGAGAATGGCCCGCATCCAGGTTGTCGGAATCCTGTGGATCAGGAAGACCGACTACGATCGCGCAGTTGCATTGAGCGAGGACGGCATGCCCGCCACCTATGAAGATTGGCGCAAAAAGATCGATGGCCTCATGCGCAGCCTGCCGGCTGACATCAAGGTTGTGCGGATCGAGGCCGATCCGGATGAAGTCGCACAATGGTGCCGCGCCAATGGAAGACGGGTCGATACCAAGGGTCGCGCCGCCTTCGCCACCTTCGCTGCATATCGCAAGGTGCAGAACTGAGGGGGTCATTCGGCAGCCTCAATTCTGCGGCGCTCCGCGAATGACGCGAGGACCTCCAAGGTCACCGGTAGCTGCCTCGCCGCAGCGGCGGATACGACTCGAGACCACCATTCAGGAGGTATGCGATCTCGCTGAAACCATTTTCGCACCGACCAAGTCGACGCGCCAATTGCAGCAGCCATGGCATCGGCGCCACCCCAAAGAGCAATCACATCTCGAAAGCCGTTCAACATGGATCGATTGATAAGGACGAATTGTCCTTAAAGTCAATGCCCATTTTGTCCCATGACGCGCTTTGCGAGATTTCGCAGAAGTTCTGGATGAAAGACGCGAGCGGCACAGACTACAAGCAGGCGTTTCTCCGCCGCACAAAAGAGGCGCGCGAAGCCGCACGGTACACGCAAGAGCAAATTGCCAAGGTCCTGCAGATCACCCAGGACACATACAAGCAGTACGAAACGCGCAGCCTTCTCCCTCACCGACTCATCGGTCCATTTTGTGCAGCCACTCGCGTGTCGGAGGCGTGGCTGCTCACCGGCTCGACGGCGGCAAGTCCGAGCCGCAAAGTCACCGAAGCTCGCACGGCCTGATAATCTCGATTCGCAACCCGTGCGGCGCCCCTTGCGCCAAGGGCTACGCCTTCTGCCACATTTCGTGCGAATTCTTTGAGGACAAATAGTCCTTGACATACTAGGACGTTTTGTCCTTTATCTCCATGCAGCGATGCAATGGAGCGCACCGATGGGCCTCAAGGCCGCCGTCTCAGATTTTTCCAGAAAGGTGGAGGGCGGCCCGTCAGGGCTTCTTCAGAAGCCCTGGAACCTTAGTTCCTTGCGGACCGTAGAAGTAACGTGCCTTGGCGCAAGCGCCATCGACCGAAAGCGAGGCATATGCGGCCTCAAATTCGGCTTCGCGCATGGTCAGGAAGTCGTTCACCTGTCCGTCACCGCGCAGATCCGCTTCGTCGATACCAATTCTCTTCGCGAATGCGCGTACCACGCCCCAGTCGCCCTTGAGGTCTTTGCAGCGTTTCGCAAGCGCGCTGGCCTCCGCCAGCATTTCGAGCGCAGCCTCGTCCACTGCTGCGCGCGCCGGAACGGCGAGCATCGACACGAATATTGCAACCACCGCCGGACGCAGCATTCCGCCATCCCCCGCAATAAGCCCCGCACCCGAATGGGTAGCGCTCATCAGAGTGGAGCGCAATGACGATGAGCGGTACCAGGCCGGCCGGTCCCGGCATCGACGACACCGCCGGGCCCATCCGCGCGTCAGTCGACGGCGTCCCGCCACGAATGCACGACCTTGAGCTCGCAGGCCGGGCACGTCAGCGAGTGTTCGCCCAGGTGCCATGTCGCGCCCTGCAGGATCGACTTCTTGCGCTGCTGATAACAGGCGGGACAAATGTAATGAAAAGGCTCACCGCCGCGCATCGCTTCCTTTACGGCGTAAGCCAAGGCTCCTTCGTAGAGTTCGACAAGTTCGTAGCGGGCCTTCTCTGCTTCCCAGTCTTTCAGGCTTACAATTTCACGTTCAAGCTCGTCTTTGCGCTGAACGAGTTCAGAATACATCGCGTTACCGGCGAATATCTTTTCCTGCAAGGCTATGACCACGTTGCCTCGGGACACGGCATTGTCGATGTCTTTAAGCGCGCGCGCCAATTCCATCATCTCTTTGAAAGCGGTGATGCCGGCAAAGATTTCCGCGACCATTCTGCCCCTCCGAATTCCCCCGCCGACGATCCTGATCCTCGCGGGACATTCGGTCAATCCAGGTCGGCGCAATGACCATGTCGGCCGCCGTCACCCTCACCTTCTCCGATCCCGGCGACTTCGCCGCCGAGACCCGAGCCGTCACGCTTCTTGAGAGCGCCGGCTTCTCGGTCGGTCGCATGCAGGCCCACGCCCCGCGCGGCATCCTGTTCGGCCTCTACGACATCGCCAAGTGGCGCAACCTTAACGAAGCGCACCGCCGTGCCCTGCATGGCGTGATGATCGGGGACATGCGGCGCGGGCCGGTGAAAGTGGAGATATTTGCAAGCGCGCCGGACGAGGCGAAGGCGGCACTATTGCGGTACGCCGCGCCTACCCGAGAAGAGACAGAGGCTCACGGCGGATTTGGCTGTCCTTCGCAATTTTCTCGAACACATGGGGCATCACGTCGATGAGCTGCCCCGGGAAGACGAGATTCAGTTCGTCACCGTGCGGTGACATTACTCTCAACCCGACTGCGGAACCGTCTGGTGAGTGGTGCGAAGACATCAATTCGCATTGCATGCCTTCGAAGTACGTACCGTCATCGGTTCTAAAGCGATCGATTTTCATGGGAAACGTCTCCTTGCGGGTGTGTCGTGAGGGGATGCCAGGCGCCGAGTCGCGCTGTAACGCGACTCGGTGCCGTCAGAGTACCGTCATTTCGGCCGATGCAATCGCAGATTGCCGCCGCTCGGCACGATATGACCGGGATTCACAGCCATGACCTCCCGCAAGCGCTTCACCCGCAAGGACCGCCAGCGCATCCGCGCCGCCAACGGCAGCCGCTGCCACATCTGCAAGGGCCTGATCAGGGATGGCCAGGCATGGGAGATCGACCATGTCATCGCTTGGGCGCTGACCTGTGATGACAGCGACGACAATTTGCGGCCGGCGCATGTGAAGTGCCACCGCCGCAAGACGCACAGGCTCGACCGGCCTGCCATCAACAAGACCCTGCGCATCGCCGCCAAGCATCGCGGCGAGTGGCCGAAGCCTGTCGGCAACGCCCGCCTTCAATCCCGCCCCTTCCAGTCAATCCGTCCCCTGCCATCCCGGCAGGGCTGAACAACGATGGAGTCCGTCAATGGCAACATTTCAGGACATCGCGGCCGGCCTGTCGCTCGGCGTCTTTCTGATCGGCCTGCACCTCTGGCTGTGGGCGCTGATATGAGCCTGCGGCGCGAACGCATATCGGTGCCGCCCGACGGCAAGCGGTTGATCGTCTGCGACAACTGGCCCGAGTGCGATTGCGATGCCGACTGCACCGCCCGCGAGACGCCCGGCCCGCTGCTCAACACCATCGAGCGGCTGGTCTTCGTCGCCTGCATCCTGGTGATCGCCGGCCTGGCGCTCTGGCTGGGCGGAGGTTGGTGATGTCCGACATGACCGCACCTGCCGAACTCCTGGACGCCGAAGCCATGAAGAAGGCGGCCTTCGCCGTTTTTGCCAAGGCCAACGAGAACAACCTTAGCCGCGATAAGATCGAAGCCCTCTGGCCGTCGCAGCGCTATACGCATTGGGACGGCCTGGCCGAAACCGCAGTCCGCGCATACCTCTCCGCTGGCCCGGCCCCCGCTGTGCCGGATGCGGTGGCCCCGTTTGAGTTCGATCGCTACGTCAATGGCGTCCTCATGGCGGAAGGCGTTACGATTGAGCGCCAGACGACATTGGCGGCAGCTTCGAGAGAGGCCGCCCGCATTGCATCGCGTGGGCCAAACGGGGAAGCGCCTGTGTTGGTGTTTCGCGGTAGGGAGGCCGCCCTCGCCGCCAGCCCTGCACCAGTGCCGGATGCGGTAGAGGCACTGCCTGCTACTGCGCCATATGTAGATCGAATAGTCCGTATCTTCCGTGATAGGCCGGCTGACGATACGAGCGCCGTGGTTTTGCTGGACTACGCTCGCGCCGCCCTCGCCAGCAACGTGCCAGTGCTGGATGCAGAAGCAGAAACCGAACGAAAACTTGCGACGGTCGTTGCGCCAGACAATGGCACGGTGGACGAAGTTTTTTCAGCCATTCTCCAATGCGCCAACGCTTGGGTGCCGGAAGCTCGCATTATCGGAAATGTTCGGGCCGGTGACATAGCACGCGCCGTCAGTTCCGCCCTCGCCAGCAATAAGCCGGTGGGGGATGGCGACTACTTCGGAACGCTCGTCGACCGGGCGCGGGCGGCCGCTTCGAAGGCGTCCACCAAGTTCCCGCAGCCGAACTATGTCACCTTGAAGATTGCCGAGGAAGCCGGCGAAGTCGTTCGCGGCGCGGTCCACTACGCCGAAAACCGGATGGAATGGAGCGAGGTAGAGGGCGAGATCGTCCAGCTTCTCGCTATGCTCATTCGCTTCGTCACCGAAGGCGATCAGATCAACGGCGTCATTCCGCCGCGCGCCGCCTCTAGCGGGGAGGCTGAGAGCGGCTCGCAGCGCGCGTCGCTCGTCAGAGGAATCACGGCGCGTTGCGAGCACGGCGAGGTCGACTTCGAAGACTGCCCGAAATGCCGCGAGGATGCCCTTCAGACCCGCTCGAATCGGGAGACCGGCCGTGGCTGATCACACCTCCATCGAATGGACGGACGCCACATGGAACCCGATCACCGGCTGTTCCGTGGTCTCGCCAGGCTGCACCAATTGCTATGCGATGAAGCTGGCCGGGACGCGCCTCAGGCATCATCCGAGCCGCGCCGGCCTGACACGCGAAAGCAAGGCCGGCCCGGTATGGACCGACGAGGTGCGCCTCAATAGCGAATGGCTCGACCAGCCGCTGCGCTGGAAGCGTTCGCGCCGCATCTTTGTCTGTGCCCATGGCGACCTTTTCGCAGAAGGCGTGCCCGACGCATGGATCGACCAGGTGTTCGCCGTCATGGCGCTGGCGCCGCAGCATACCTTCCAGGTGCTCACGAAGCGCCCCGCGCGGATGCGGCAATACCTGTCGACCGATCCCGACCTCTTGCGTGATCGCTGGTATCGCTCGGTCCCCGCCGGCAAATGGTACGTGTCGGTGGCCGAAGCCTATGCTGGCATGCACCCGCACGCCTCCGACGAAATCCGCGCCCTGCACCATCGTGCCCCGCCGGCATGGCCGCTCCCGAATGTCTGGCTCGGCGTCTCAGCCGAAGACCAGGCGCGCGCCGACGGGCGGGTGTCCGACCTGCTGGCGACGCCGGCGGCAATCCGATTCGTCTCGGCCGAGCCGCTGCTCGGGCCGATCGACTTCACCGGCATCTGCACCGGACACTACTTCATCGACGCCCTCGGCGGCGCGAAATATCACGACGCACCGGAGGGCGAACGCAGCGCCAGGCAGCGGTGCGCCAAACTCGATCAGATCATCGTCGGAGGCGAGAGCGGGGCCGCTGCACGCCCGATGCACCCGGCTTGGGTTCGCTCAATCCGCGATCAATGCGCCGCAGCGTACACGGCGTTTTTCTTCAAACAGTGGGGCGAGTGGGCTCCGAATATTGGCGCTGTCGACGGCTGGACGATTGACGACGATCCGGAGATCAGCCGTTTCGAGCATCGAGAATGGGAAGACGGCCACTGGAGCGAACCGTTCTTTCCGATGTGGTGCGACTGGCAGGACGGAAACTACGACGAAGAGCACTGCGTCTCGCGGATCGGCAAACGTCGCGCCGGCCGCCTGCTCGACGGCGTCGAGCACAACGCCATGCCGACAATGCGCGAGGTGCCGTTCCGATGAACGATCGCCTTCGCATCGGCCAGCAAATCCTCAACATCTGCGCAGGCGCGCGGAGCGAGACCGCCCTGCTGGCGCAGATCGACGCCCTGGCCGTATCGATCGGCGCTCTGCATCATCTCACCGGGCATTCGCTCGCCGATGCTGAAGCCGTCGCTACCGAGGCTGGCGAACAGATCGTTGAGCACGTCCGGAAAAATTGGGGCCGGATCGAGGTGGTGCAATGAGCATCGCCCGCCATGACGGTCGTCTCCAGGTCTGCTGCGACACCTGCCCGGCCGCCTATCCCAACACCTACGCCACCGATGACTTCGGCGTGATGATCTCCGACGCCAAGACCGCCGGCTGGTCGATCCGCAAACTCGCGCTGCCACCGCAGCGCGACACGTCCGGCCTGTTCGGGCGGCCGCCGCGCATTGCCGGCAACGCCATGCGGCAGGAGCCCTATGCCCACACCTGCCCGGACTGCCACGCCGCCGCAGAGGATCAGCGCGGCGAGCTCCTTTGATCCCCTCCTCCTCCAAGAACGAAAGGATGCCCGACATGACAGCCGCAGCCCTGAGACCGAAGGACGATGCAACACCGTCGATCGTCCGGCCCGACGCCTCGTCCTCGATATTCACCGTGGCCGGACGCGATGCCTTGTTCATCCGCGCCGGCGCCGAGATCGGCATGTTCGCCTTCGGCGAGGAAACGCCGGTTGCCCTGCCCGCTCTTGTCGTCGGCACGGACTACGCCGTCCTGATCGACACGGACGGACACCCCTCCGCCGTGTCCTGCGCAGACGGCGTGCCGGCCGACGCCATAGGCGGATTTCATTTCGCCCCGGGCGGCAATGCCGCGGGACGCAACGGCGGCGATGAAGTGCCGGCTATCAATCCGTGGTCGTGCTGGGACAGCGGCTTCCGTCCTGCCTGCCCCGACCCGCGCGGCATGGCGTTGGTCGACCTGCCGGGCGGCGCCCGCTACTGGGTCGACATCTACAAGCTCGGTGTCTCGCATCTGGACAACGGCACCAGCCGTCACGGCGTGACCATCGCCGATGGGGCCGATCGGCCGCAGAAGGTAGGCGGCAGCGGACATTATCCGCGACTGGATTATGCGACGGCCGTCGAGGTCTACGCGCATCACGGCAAGCAGCTTCTCACCTACGACGAGTTCCGCGCCGCCGCATTCGGCGTCACGGAAAAGTCGTCGGCAGCGCGCGACCCGAAGGTGACCGGGTTGGACGCGGCCCGCACCTCGCGGCGCGGCATCATGCAGGCCACAGGCAACCTTTGGGACTGGGGCACCGACGGCGATCCTGACGAGCCCCGCCCCTCCATCTTCGGCGGGTCGTGGGTCAATGGCCGCAACGCGGGGTCTCGCTCCGCGATCCTCGCCCACTGGCCGAACAACTCCGACGACTCTCTCTCCGCGCGGGGCCGCAGTGACCACGTCACCTGATAGGCCGGCGCGAAAGCGCCGGCCGGAACCGGCCATGATCACCGACAATCCATCCAGCAGGACCGGGCTTGCCATCGTCGATCGCTACGAGGCGGCGATGGCGTATCTCTACCCGATCGTCCAGCGCTGTCCGCGCCGCCATGGCAAGCTGCGGGATGCGCTGCTGGATACGATGATCGCCCAGGTCGGGCTTTTCTACCACGCCGCGAAGTCCCGTCAGGCTTCGCGGGTCCAGGCAGCGGACGCCAACCTGGCGACGCTGCGTTCCTTACTCCGCTTCGCCGCCGATCCATCGCTCAAGATCATTACGCCCTCCCAACACCGCGCAGCGCTCAAGCTGCTCGCAGAGGTCGGCGCGATGCTTGGGACGTGGATCGCCGGAATGCGGAACGGGTGAACGGGGAAACGATGTCAGGCCCCTCCATCTTCGGCGGGTCGTGGATCAATGGCCGCAACGCGGGGTCTCGCTACGCGAACCTCGACAACTGGCCGGACAACTCCGACGACAATCTCTCCGCGCGGGGCCGCAGTGACCACGCATTTCCGGCTCGGCGGCGGCCACGGCCGCGCCGGCTCGCTTCCCGCGGGCGGCTGCGCCCGCATGGGTGGTCAGCCCGGACATCCGGCTTCGGCGAACACACTGCAGGGTCCGGCAGAGCGGGGAGTAGCGGCAACGCCGTCGAAACCCGCGGCCGGCGGTGCCGTCATGGCTAGGAAGCACCGTAACCTGATCGACGCCATCACGGCCGACGCCAACATGGTGGCCGCCTACAGGCGTACGGCACGCGGCCGGCGCCTGACCGCAGGCCACCTTGAGTTCAAGGAATTCTCGGCGCTCAATCTGGAGTGCCTAGCGGATGAGATGCGCAGAGGCGCCTACCGCCCGGGCGAGCCGCGCACCTTCGAAATCTACGATCCCAAGCATCGCACGATCTCGGCGCTGCCGTTTCGCGACCGCGTCGCCCAGCACGCACTCTGCGCCGTCATCGAGCCCATTTTCGATGCGGGGTTGCTGCCTCGCTCCTACGCATGCCGGAAGGGCAAGGGCACGCATGCCGGCGCCGTCGCGGTACAGGCCGAGCTGCGCCGCCTGGCGCGTGGCGACACCCCGATCTACGTGCTCAAGACCGATTTCAGCCGCTACTTCGCCTCCATCGAGCACGGCACGCTTTGGCGCATGATCGAGGCCAAGATTTCCTGCCGGGCGACCCTGCGGCTCATCGAGGCGATCGTGCCGCGCTCCGGCATCGGCCTGCCGATCGGCAGTCTGGTCTCGCAGATATTTGCCAACGTCTACGCCGGCGCGCTCGACCGTCATCTCCAGCAGGACCTGGGCGAGCGGCATTGGCACCGCTACATGGACGACCTGGTTGTGCTGGGTCCGTCGATCGAGCACCTGCGCCGTCTACGGGTGGAGATCGAGGCGTTCTCGCGCGACCGGCTCGGCCTGCGCTTTTCCAAATGGTCGGTCCAACCCGTCAGCCGCGGCGTAAATTTCCTCGGTTATCGCATCTGGCCCACTCACAAGCTGCTGCGCAGGGACAGCGTCCAGCGTGCGCGACGAAAGATAAAAGCCTTCCGCGCGGCCGGCGATCATCGGCGCCTTGCCCTGTTCCTGGCCTCCTGGACCGGGCACGCTTCATGGGCCGACAGCCACAACCTGCTGCGAAGCCTGGAAATCGCCGAGCGACCAGCTCATGACGAAGAGTATCGGCCATGAATCCCGCGATCCTCGAACACGGCCGCACGCCCGAGGAATGGGTCGAGGCCTTTGCCGAACGCGGCATCCACCTGTCGGCCCGGACCATCCGCGCCGACGCAAGACGGCTCGGCGCTTGCAAGATTCTCGGCAAGGCGATGATATTGCTGCCCGAGCATATCGATCGCCTTTTTCAGGAGCCTCAAGCGTGCCCCTCGAACTCTACGAACGGTCAGGGAGATGGTGGTTCAAGGGCCGGATCGACCGCATACCGTCCGGCAAATACTACCGACAAAGCCTTGGCATACCTGCTTCAGCGCCAGAAAGAGACGCCCTCCAAGCGCTCGCCGAGTTCGAAAGGCAGGAAATCAAACGTGATCTCGTTGGTGAAGAAAGATCCCTGACCTTCGCGGAAGCCGTCCTGCTTTATCCTGCCAATCCGATGGAAGCCAAGGACCTGGCGGCGCTCCTGCCACACCTTCGGGACAGGCCCTGCTCGTCAATCACGCCGCAGGAAGTTCGCAATCTTGGGCCGGCGCTCTTTCCGCTCGGCGCCACCGACTCATGGCAGCGCCACGTCGTCACGCCGATCCGGGCGGTCATCAACAACGCGCACGATCTCGGAAAATGCCCGCCGATCAAGGTAAAGGCTTACACCAAGCTGGAGCGCCTGAAACAGGACCGCGTGCGCGGCAAGCAGAGCCGCGCCGAGAAGAAGCCCGGCTCATGGGAATGGCTGATCGCCTTCCGCGCCAAGGCCAGCCCATACCTGTCGGCAATGGCCTACTTCATGTTCGTGACCGGCGCACGGATCGGACAGGCAGCAGCACTGCGGCCTAATGACTTCGACTTGCAGAACGCGCGTGTGTGGATGCCCGAGGCAAAAGGCATGGAGGCCCAATGGGTCGACCTGCCGATGGAACTTGTCGTGGAGATCGCGAACCTAAAGCCGCGCCGGCCGCGCAAGGGGCCGCACGGCAAGGTTCGGGTGAAGGGCGAGAAGATGTTCGGCTATGCCGGCAAGAACGGCGTCTACAAGGCTTGGAAGACCGCCTGCAAGAAGGCGGGCATTGAGGAGATCATGCCTCATGCCGCTGGCCGGCACGGCTTCGCCACCGAACTGCTCGTGAGGCAGAAACTGGATCCCCGTACTGTGGCAAAGGCAGGACGCTGGGCCGACCTACCGCTGATGCTCAAGACCTACACCCATGATGAGGACACGAAGGATAAGGTCCAGGCCGCGTTTCGTACAGGACGCGTACAGGCGATAAAACGGCCTCCTTCCAAGAGACGGAAATCGCGACAGAATTCATGAACTCGAAGTCCGCCCTCCGAAGGCAGACGCCATGTCAAGCGTGGAGTTTTCGGGCGTCGGAAAAGCGAGGAAAACCAAGCGATTGGCGGAACTCGACGGAAGCATGAATACCGCTTTCAAGGTCACGGAAGCACCGCGGAAGCAAGTTGGAAGGAGGTTGTAGAGCATAAGCGGCGCAAATCGGCGGGGTTGAAGCCCACTTTTTTGCCGTCGATGCGATCACCGGATTCGGGATTGACCCTGCTCGATCTCGGCCACTATCTGAATATCGATGCACCCGTAGCTCAGTTGGATAGAGCGTCGGCCTCCGAAGGCAAGGCTAAGTCAAGCGTGTTGTGGGCGAGGGTCAAAAAAGACGAGGGAAACCAAGCGATTGGCGAAACTCGAAGGAAGCAGAGAAACTGCTTCCGTGGTCACGGAAGCGCCGCGGAAGCAAACTGAAGGAAGCTGTAGAGTACGAACGACCACAATCGGCAGTGCCTCGGGCTCGCACCGTTTGCGATCGTTTGAAAGTTGAAATCGAGATTGACCCTGGTCGACCTCGGACACTATTTGAAGATAGATGCACCCATAGCTCAGCTGGATAGAGCGCTACCCTCCGAAGGTAGAGGCCTCAGGTTCGAATCCTGATGGGTGCGCCATCTCCCCGTGAACGATTCCAAATGTGCTGGTCTGTGCAGACAGCACTCCCGCGACGGGGCGCTGCAAACTAGGGTGCCTGGCGCTCGCGTCGGTGATGCGCCCTTCGCTCATGACCATTGCGAAACCTTCGAAATCGTATCGAACATTCCCGCCGCGCCCTGACGAAGAGGATCGAGCGCCTCGACACGTTCTTTTGCCCATGCGATCCAAGCGCTCAAGGCGCTGTCGCCGACGATGATATCGCCTTCGTCGAAGGCACGCTTTTCCACTTCGGCTAGAAGCACAAGAAGCCTGTCGCGCTGTTCCCAATTCGCCGCAAATTCGCAGAGCTTATTCCAGCGTTTGTCGTCGATTTCCTTGAGACGCCTTGCCTCGTACCGCCGCGCCTCTTCCTTGCGATACTGTTTCTGCCATTCCTCTTGCTCGCGCTTCTTCTGTTCTAAGATCGGCCCCGCCGCCATGATGGTGCCGACGATCTCAGGCAGCATGTCGCCAATCTTTGTCTTCTGGCTTTCGATCCATTGAGGCTGCCGGCCATCCAGGTACGTAGTGATCGACACGCGCAGGAAGCCTGACGAGTCGAGGCCGGATTGATGGTGGTCGGGATAGGCTGTCCACTTCCGTGTTTCGTCGCGCTGCTTAAGCGACTTCACCAACTTCTCCACGATCGAGCATTCAACGGCGTGGTTCGCAATCTCGAAGGTCACTCTTCCTGTCATCGGTGACTTCTCAATTTTGCCGCCCGCTTTCTCGACGCCCGTAAAAATCGCACTCGTGACCCGGAAACGATATAGGTCGCGTTCGGTCAGATCGGGGAGCACTCGGGGTGTCCACCAGGTTTCGTATCTTCGCCGTTTGCTCTCTTGTTCGCGTTCTCTCTGCTGCTTCTTGTGCTCCACAATCCACGCTTTCACGCGCGGATGAAGATTATCCAGGCCATCCGGCACGGCAATGGCTTCTACCTTGGCGGCGGCGACCGTCGCGGACCTCTCGGCTTCCGGCAACGGCGCTGGCTTGGGGAGCGTGGGATGGATATCAGTTACCTGCGGAATGCCGTCCCTGCGAGGTGGTAGCTTGAATACAACTACCGGCTTGCCCGCCTCCTTTTTGGCCCAATAGCCGCGTGGTGGATATGGCACGTCCATCCTGTCGCATATCTTGGCAAGTCCATTGCCGCTAATCCCGAACTCTTCCGCGAGACGGGTCATCGGCTTTTGCCAGACCAGCGTGTACAGTTCCTCTCGGCTCACATGCCGCGCTTTTTGATGCACTGGTAAGTCCGCCATAGCTATCCCCCGCTTCAGTAATCGGTTGATGGAAGGATACGACGGAAGGTGTGAAGGACGATAACTCCCGCGCGCCATCACTTGAGCTCAGCGAGTCTGATCGCTGCTCCGTCCACGGATGCTCTCTCTTATAAGCCGGGATTTCTGATCGTGGCGCGAATCCGGCCGATCAAACTTCCATTCGCCCATGAAGTGCTACGTGGACTGCTGGTCCTCGCCGCCCCCCATAAGTACACGACGGCCTCTGTCCAGTCATTCGTCCGAAATATACATAAAAACTTCGGACAGACTCTGGAGTCCTACTCTCGCCGCGAATACGAGCAATATCTATATGAGTAGAATGACGGATGGCCTAAATTCCGAACGCTATTCGTCGCCGCGAGCTGGCCAATTGAGCGGAATAAGGGCCTGTCCCGAGGCCCGTGTCCACCGCTCCCGTGTGGCGTTCACATAGCGGGGGTCGTCCGCGAAATAGGCGTGCTCGATGAGCAAGACCTGTAGCCCCTTCCGCCGAGCCGTCTCGGAAAATAGGAAGTCGATGTGTTTGCGCATCGCTTGCACGTCCTCGTCTTCCTCATCGCCGGAAATTTCTGCCTCGTCCTCGTCCTCGCCGCTTGTCGGGAAATAGGGTCGACTGATCTGGTCGAGCACGAGCAGACCTGGCACCGGCGCATTCACGGTCTGGAAGTAGCGCTGTAACGCAAAGGAGAGCGCGATGTGGATCGCTAGGTAGTTTTGATCAGATCCGACGTCAGGAAGCCGCAGAACAGCACCGCTCTCCTCCTCAATGACCGTAACTTCCGGCTGCCGCGACGAGAAGTCGAGCTCTGACCCGATGCAGGGCGCCACAGTCGGCAGCGCGACAAATGCCTCAGACGCAAACTGCGAGATTCTCGCCTCCGCCCGCCGCAGCTTGATCTCCTTCGCCTCCTTATCGACTCGGGCCTCCAACTCGGCGATCTCAGCTCGCAATACGCTAAGATCGCGCGTGGCCTGACGTGGTTCGTCGACACTCGCTTCAAGAAAGAAAGAGATCCGGCCAAGCAGATGTGCTCGGAGTTGGCCAAGATCGGCCAACCGGCGGGTCTCCTCGCTTTGGCGCAGCCAAGTTTGAATCTGATCGTCGATGCGGCGCAGCTCGATATTGAGCTGGCCTATCTCCTCCTCAAGTGCACGATCATGCTCGACAAGCCGGGGCCTCACGCGCTCCACCGCTACGCTCTCCGCACGCACTTTCGTCAGAGTGGTCCGCAGGGCCCGGGCTGCCTCGCGTCCGCGCTCGGACGGTGCCTCGCAAACCGGACAAACTTCGGCGATACCGTCGAGATGCAGATGCTCGGCTAGCATGAGCTTGTCACGCTGACGCAAAACAGCGCCTTGGAAGCCCGTCGCCTCACGCAGCGCCGTCCGGGTCGCCTGCAAGTGCCGACGTAGCGCACTGACTTCGGCCAGGATCTCTCGACGTCGCCGATTGAGGGCTCCTAGTTCACCCTCGTCCGGGTAGGTATTCGCCTGAAGCGGCGTCTCACCTATCGTCTTCAATTCGGCGAGAAGCGTGGCTTCCGGCGCGTCCAGCGAGGGCGACTTGGCCAGCCCTATTCGGTGAGCTTCGGTAAGAAGATTGGTTGCGCGCTGCTTGAGCGCTGTCTCGGCAGCCGCGCGCGAGCGCGCTTTCGCCTCCTCTTTTTCGAGCGCCCGCTGCAGCTGCCGCAGCCGCCGCTCGTCAATCGCGCTCGCCTCGTCGGTTGCGCGAAGGAAGTATGGCATGGCCGCGATGATGTCGCGCGCTTTGTCCGCTTTCTCCAAGCCGTGGAGCAGGGTTGACTCGCTATAGATGACCTCCTTGGTCACAAACAGATAGGGTGTGACGTGGCGCACGGTGGCGCGCCCACGCGCGGCAGCGGCATCTGGCTCCGAAATAACATCGCCAATCCCGAACGCCCGCTCGATGAAGGCCTTCGCGGCCTCAACTGTCGTCGTACCCTCGAACTCGTCTACCGTCTCAGGTAGCGGCAAATTTCGACCGGTGGAGGTGAACATACGCGTGCTGGTTGCCTGACCTACCGGCGGGATCACGCGCCCGATGATCATCTCCGCATCGCCTGCGACCCATTTTACGCCAACCGCGATGCTGCGCCGACGAACATGGGCGGGCAACTCGCACTTGCTCGAGCCGAGGCAGTAGTCGATCGCCTTGATAAGGGTCGATTTGCCGGTACCGGAAGCGCCTGTAATGATATTCAGTTCGTCAGCCGCGAAAGTCACCTCTCGGCGCTGCCCAGACACGCCCAGGAAGAAAATCGTAGCGATGTTCCAGCGTGTCATGCCGTTATCCCCATCATGTCGAAAACCGTCCGGGTCGAGCCGGCAGTTGCAAACCAATGCCCGAGCCGCCCGGCACGCTTAATCGTCTGCGCCGGCTCATCGCCGAGAGCGCTGATCGCGCTCGGCTTCAACTTCTTGTCTCCAAGTCTAAGGAAGGCCCCTTCGCCAAAAATCAGCAACTGCGTGAAGCACCCAAATCGAATCGCCTCAGTAACGATGTCCAGTGAAGCGTTCACCCGCTTGGCGAGTCCGACCTGGACCTGTGGACTGCGCTCCAACCATTCGAGCAAGCCGGTATTCTTATTGGTTCCGGTGAAAGTACTGGCGAGCTCGCCCGAAAGCGCGATAGGCAGCGCCAGATACGCGGCTGGCGTCTCCGGCCCGTCGGGCCGGGCCGAGATCGACCAGCACAATGTCAGGTAGACTCTTGTCCGCCGGGATTGTCAGACTGATCGCCTTGGCCAGCTCATCATCGCGGGCCACTACCTTATTGCCGCTCTCGCTCAGGGTGATGACTCCCGGCTTCTGCAGGAATTTCGGCGCAAAGACTTCAATCACCGCCTTTGAAATATCGGCGCTCGGCCCCGTCGACATGCGGCGGGTTTCGCCGTTAGGAAACGTCACGAGCTCATAAGCGCCGCCACCGGCCGCGCCCCTGCGAACGATCGCAATTCGGGCGAGCGCGCCCGCATTGAGATGCTTGTCCCGCCAAGCGGCCGCTTTCGCAATGAACGTTGCTTCATCAAGCCCGGGCGCCAGCAGATCCGCGAAGTCAGTCTGCAGAGCATAGCGTCCGGCCGGCGACGTAGTGGAAAGGCCGGGACGCTCGATCACAGCGCCATTTTGGATCAGAGCATATCGGATCGTGTCATCGCGGATAGATTCTCGTGTATTAACCGCGTACCAGCGACCGGGGACGTCCGCCTTGCTTGGCTTGATGGAAGCCTTTGCCCATGCGTGGCGTGCATCGTCATCCGACAGCGCCGCTTGCTCGTCAGTCATGCGCGTGACCTGATCAGGGCGAATCCATCGGTCTGCGCCTTCGACTGCGCCCGCGTAGAGCATGACAAAAATGGTCTTGGCCGCGATTTCCCAGATTGAATGCTCGCGGTTCTGTAAGCCTTCCGGGAATATTTCCGGCAAGCGTGCGTGGATGGCCTTCCACGATAGGACCTGGGGGAGCGTCATGCTTTGAGGCCATAGAGGCTGCGTAGGGCCTTTTCGATGACCGCACGCGGAGAGTCCTTCGCGACAAGTCGCTCGATTTGCGTCATGGCCGAGGCAGGCGGCAGCGGAATGGCCTCCAATTCAAACGCCGACACGGCGACGCTCCCGCTGATGCAACGGAACATCTGATCGACCACGTCGCTGTTGAGCACGGCGGCAACGGTCGCGGGGGAGACTTTCGGCTTTCCGATCGCGCGCACCATGTTCAGGTGGTTTTCGACGATGACGCCACCATGCGTGTCGATGAAGGTCTGCGGCAATTCGGCAGCTATCAGGCGGCGCAATTGCTCCTTGGCAGTCGTGCGCTGCACCAGGACGCACCCTTTCTCTACCACAAGCCATTCGTCGCCGGCTTCCGTCTTGAAGTAGGGTGCGTGGTTCTTCTTCTGTGCTCGGAATTCAAAGCGCCCATCAGCCGTTACCGCCTCCGCCCAAATCAGTGGGTGCAGTCCGTGCGCCGCGCGGGTGCGCATCCGAGGCTTGAACCTGTTCCACACAAGCGGCCCAGTCGAAACGCCATATCCCCAATCCGACAAGCGGGCGGCCATGCCTTCGGCCGACTTGATCAACCCGACATGGCCCGGCTCGCGGGGCGCGAGCCACGGTGCGCTGGCGTCGAGCGGCAGGCCAACTTTGCCGTTCTTAGTTAGACGCGCCTCGCGCTCGTTATCGACATTGAGATAATGCACTTGGAAACGATCCCGCTTTCCGCCCTTGCGATAGAGCGCAAGTAGGGTTTCCTGCAGGACATCCTCGAAGACGCCACGGCGGGCATGGACAAAATCAATCGCGATGGGTGGAGCCTGGTCCGCGAGAAGCTGGCGCAAAGCAGTGTAATACTGCCCACCTAGAACGCTCGTGGGCGTGAGGTAGGCAATGACGCCGCCCGGTCGTGTCCATCTCAGCGCAACGTCAGTGAACACGCCATAGAGGTTGGCATGGCCGTACAGACTGCGTGCATAGCGGGCGCGTTGTGCAGCCGAGAGGGTCACGCGCCCGTAAGGTGGATTGCCGATCACCAGGTCATATTGCGCCACGGGCGTCTCTTCGAGCGTGTCACAGACTTTCACGAAGACTGGTGTAGTGCGGCCGCTCGCCATACTGAGATCGGATAGGAAGATTTCGAGCGCGGCCTGTGAGAGGGACGCCGCATGCGGATCAAGCTCGAGGCCCGAAAGACGGGTGCCTAGCTGGGCAAGGACAAAAGCCGGCTCGCTGCCTTCAAGTGCTAGGCGCATGCGCGCGGCGACTTCCAAAAGGAAGGCGCCACCGCCGCTCGCCGGGTCGAGCACTCGCGCAGTTGACCAGTCAACGCCCCCTTCATCGGCGAGATCGAGCAGGCGTTGGGTTAACGCCGGAGGCGTGTAAAATGCGCCGAGGGCGCTGCGCTCCCTCCCTGGCAATAAGGTCGTGTAGAGGCTGGTCAAGAAGTGGCCGCCTTCCAAGATGGGCAGTATCGACGCCTCACGCCCAATAGATGTGGCGAGCTGGCGCGCGGTCGCATCGAGCTTTCCGCGGACAGTCACAAAGGGTGAGCTGAGGGTCAGCCGAGGAGCCAC